GACACCGTGCTGGCCCATATTACACCAGAAGAAGCAGAGTTGCTAAAACGCAATGGCGGTTCTGGCCGTATCAACCCCAACACTGGATTGCCTATGTTTGATGGCGATGGTGGTGGAGACGGCGGTGGTGGAGACGGCGGTGGTGGAGATGGTGGTGGTGGAGACGGCGGTGGTGGAGATGGTGGTGGTGGAGACGGCGGTGGTGGTGATGGAGGCGATGGCGGAGGCGATGGCGGAGGCGATGCAGGTGGTGATGCAGGTGGTGATGCAGGTGGTGATGCAGGTGGTGATGCAGGTGGTGATGCTGGTGGTGATGCAGGTGGTGATGCTGGTGGTGATGCTGGTGGTGATGACGGAGCAGACGCAGGCGATGATGGTGCTGATGATGGTGCTGATGATGGTGCTGACGACGGTGCGGCAGATGACGCCGCAGATGACGCCGCAGATGACGCCGCAGATGACGCCGCAGATGATGCAGATGATGCAGATGATGCAGATGATGCCACAGATGATGCAGATGATGCCACAGATGATGATGCAGATGATGCAGATGATGCAGCCGACGACACTGGCGATGACGATGGAGCAGACGGCCCAGGCGGAGATGGAGGCGGTGATGGTGGTGGTGACGGCGGAGGAGGTGATGGCGGAGGAGGTGATGGCGGAGGCGGAGGAGGCGGAGGAGGCGGAACTACGCCTGTAAACCCACTGTCTAAACTGCAAATCCCTGATGCTCTAAATCCAGGATTTATGCAGGCTCTACCACAGTATCAAACTACCAATGATGCTCAGGCCCGATACTATTGGGGTAGCGCACCATTCCAAAGTGGCTCTACATTCAATGCACAAACACAATTGAACAATCCTTTGGCAGGCACACAAGGTTGGGGTAGACAAACCATGCCCACAGGTAGCCTAAGTCCAGAAGAAATGGCAGCACTGATTGGTTCTAGCCCATATGCTCAACAGTTTGGTCCGTCGTTTATGACACAGCCAAGAGTGGCGCCAAACCCAGCAATGCGTCCAGCACCTATGCCAGTAGCCCAACCCATTGGTGGTAAAAATGCCGCAGGTATGAGTCCCGCAGTCATTGACAATTACTTTGCTAACCTGCTGTCGAACAACAGAGGTGGATTCTAAATGGCACTAAATATTCGAACTGATAAGGAACAACTAACATGAGTAAAGGTGGAGGCGGTGGTTCAACCACAGTAGAAATTACGCCAGAACAACGAGCATTCATTGCGGCGCAAACTGATTTCTTCAAAAATACAATCCAGCCTACCTATAGAGAAGCAGTTGCTGGTGCAACAGATCTTTATAATAGGAATGCAAAAGGTGTAGCAAATGCCGCACAGAATCAGGCACGAGTGGCCATGCAGGCACAAGAAGCCTTGGGTGGCACTGGCGAATCTGCACTACGCACAGGTATTTCAGGATTACAAAATCTATTTGATCCCAACTATGAACGCAACCAGGTTATGGCAGCGTTGGCTCCTGCACAGAGTCAATACACGCAGAATGTGGCCAATCAACAGGCCAACTTTGGTGGCGCTGGACAGTTAGGTTCAGCAAGACAAGCCCTGGCAGATCGTCAATTGGCTGGTCAAACACAGGCAGCGCAGATGCAAGCAGCCGCAGGCATTCAACAACAAATTGCCGCACAACGAGCACAGGCAGCAAATCAACTTGCACAACTTGGACAAGGTGGCATTGGTCAAGCATTAGGTGCCGCAGGCAACGCAGTTTCAGCCAGCATGGTTCCGCAACAGTTATACAATCAGTATGCCAGCGTTATCTTTGGAACACCAGCAAGTTCATACACACCTGACTTCCGTGGCACACAAAGTAGTTCACAGGAAAGCAGTAGATACGGCTTTGATCTTGGACCCGCAGTGGGCGCCGCAGGTGCTTGGTTGTTCTCAGACATCCGTGTCAAAGAAAATATTCAAAAGATTGGAACACAAGCAGGCTTACCAGTTTATCGTTTCAACTATGTTTGGGACAAGACTCCAAGAACTGGTGTTATGGCTCAGGACTTGTTGGCAGACGGTCGTTATGCATCAGCAGTCAAGACCAGCGACAACGGTTACTACATGGTAGACTACAGTCAATTGCCAGCCGGCATTACAAAGGACTAAGCGATGGCATACCTAACAGACGCATATGGAAATTACTATCCAGATCAGGCTGCAATAGACGAAGAAGAACGACGCCGCTTACAAGAAGAGGCTGAACGCCAACGCCTAGCACAATTAGCACAGTCTGGGCAAGTGTTTGAACCAGGCCTGCAACCCAGTGGTGCAGAAACATTTCCTATAGAACCACAGACTGTAGAACCACAGGCTGTAGAACCTAAGGCACCTGGCGATACTGTTGCTGAAAAGCAAGAAACAACTACCTACGCTGATGGCAGTCAAACACAGCGCATTACTAGAGAGATTCCTGGTCAAGCACAAGAGCCTCAGCCACCAAGAGCCGAGCCAGTAGTTGCTGGCCCTATTGTTCCTGTTAGTGATCGTAGAGGTTTTCAACCTCCTCCACCAGTGGTTACACCGCAGATGCAACCAGTGCCAGCAGGCTCTGACTACAATGCTAGAGTTGCACAAATGGAAAGTGGTGGTAATCCTAACATTGGTTTTCACGATCCAAGAAAGTCTAGTGCTTATGGCAAGTATGGTATCACTGATCGTGCTTGGCAATCAATTCAACAATCTAATCCTGCACTAAGAGGCATTGACAAGACACAGGCTACTCCAGAACAAATGGAGATGGCCATGAACACGCTGACACAAAACAATGGTCGCGCACTACAACAATTTGGTGTGCCAGTAAATCCAAATACTCTAGCAGCCGCACACTTTATTGGTGCTCGAGGACTTGCCAACTATTTGCGTGATGGCACTATCAGTGAAAAGGCAGCACGAGTCAACGGTGGCTATGACAAAACACGAAGAATTATTGAATCACGACTAGCAGGTATTCCTATTAGCCAGGTGTCACCTGGCACTGGTCAGTCTAGAACTCGTAGCATTTCTGAAGAAGTTGCACCTGTTGCACCAGGCGCTGTCAATCCCAATGGGGATCCTAATCCAGCGGCTGTTATTACACCTGGCACTGGTTCAAGACCTGTGGCCAATGTTGACATCACAGGTCAAGCACCTGTAGCACCATCAGGTTCAGCAGGCGATCAAGCAGATCAAGTATATCAAGGTGCAGACACAACAGCAGCCGCACCAGCACCGTCAGCCGGAGCGTCTAGTGCAGAAGCAATTCAACGCTATCAAGACTTGCAAAATGATCCTATTGGATTGTTTGCCTTGCGTGAAGATTCTACTGTGCCAGAGTTTATTAGAAAACGAGCCGGTGATCGTGTAGCAGATTTACTACAACAACAAAAGCGCACAGGCGAAGCAACACAGGCTGTGCAAAACATGGTGGCCTCAGGAGACACAGCAGGTATGGCTCGTGTTATGGCCTCAGGTGGCAAAGACGAATTCAAAGTGTTGATGCGTAGCATGTTCTTGCGTATGATGGGTGCCAACAAAGCAGCCGACGAAGAACTGTCAAAGATTGGCTATGGCAACTCAGCAGAAATTGGCATCAATGCAAAAGGCCAAAGAGCCAGCATTGAAAGAGATGCCGCAGGTAGAGTCATTGGTGGCACCACAGAAGATGGCACCGCGCTAACTGCCGCACAGGCCATTGGCTACAGTGGTTCAAGCAAAGACAAAGGTGTTGCTGGTCAGACTCGTGTCAGAGACAGCAAGGGCACTGAATGGACACAGGTTCCAACCAAACAAGGTATGGAGTTCTACGACAACGCAGGTCGTCGTGGTGTGCCAGAAGGCAAAACTGTGCCTATCTCTGTTGGTGGCGATGTGGAACTACAAGGTCAACTACGCAGACAGCAGTTGGATCTCAAACTACAGTATGCTCCGTTGGAAAAAGTTGGCGATATCATTGCCGAAGACGAAGCAAAGAATGGTCCATTGGATCCAGCAGTCAAACAAGAAATTATCAGCCGTGCTCGTGGCACTGGTCAAGCAACAACACAAGCCGCAAGACCAGGTCAAGCACCTGCTCCTGCACAGGCTGCTCCAGCACCAGCACAGGCCGCACCAGCAGCCGCACCACAAGCAGGTCCTGTTGCACCTCCAGCACAGGCTCCAGGCGCAGTGGCTCCAGTTGTGCCAGGCGCAATTCCAGGACAAGCCGCACCAGCACCAGCACAGGCGGCACCTGCAGCCGCACCACAAGCAGGCGGCGCAGTAGCACCTACAGCATTACCTCCAGCCGGTGGTCAGTATCCTGGACAAAGAGCAAGAGAATCAGAACGAACAGCCAAAGAGCAAGAAGCATTTGTGGCCAAAGATGGAACCAAAGATCAAATTGGTGTTTCAGCCACAGATGGCGCCACAGTTGCTAATGTGCGTAGACAGCAAATGGATATTATTAGAAATAATCCAAGCATTATCAACATTCTCAATGGTCAAGGCACACAGTATGATCGTGCAAGACGCATTATGATCAATGCAGTCACAGGCAGTTACAGCAGTGAAGAAAAACAGCGCATGGCTGACGATCTCAATCAACTAGTTGGCAAATTAGATCCTGGACAGTTAGGCGCACTACAAGAGTTTGTAAATATGAACACAGTAGTCAACGCTAAGACTCTGCGTGCCAACTCAGGTCCAGGTGCAGTCAGTGAAGCAGAACAGCGTGCCAACAAAGAAGCCAACATTGGTAATGTAGATCGTATTGAAGCCTACGCTGCCTTGGCTGGCCTACACCGCAGTCAGTTTACAGGTGACCTCAATGCCAGCAAGCAGGCGTTCCTGGCCAGCAGATCAGATATCAAAACTACTGCACAATGGAACACTGAATGGCAAAAACGAGAGGCTGAACTCATGCGTCAATACCAGTCTATTGCCAAAGGTAGATTTGAAATTATGGGTAAAGCGCCGGCTGCAACCGCAAGCGCACAAGAAATGGCGGCCTACAGAGATCGTGTGTTCCGTGCGTTTGAAGTTTATCCAGCACCTACATTCAATCCAAGCACAAACCGTTGGGATTATGGCACACCTAATGCTAGACGACGAGCCATGGATGCAGCCTTAGGACGATAACATGAACGAACAAGAAATTGAAAAACTAAGAGCCGCAGGATTTAGTGACGATGACATTCGTGACTACATGGCTGACAAGCAACGCCAGCCACAACAACCAGGTGTTCAGTCTGAAAGAGATCGTAGAAATGATCAGGGGCCTGAATTAGATCCTAACGCACCTAGCGAGACAATGGCTCGTGCTAGAGAACAAGGTGTTCCCACAGAAAGTCAGCCAAGCAGTTTTATTGATGATGTAATGACTGTGGCTCCTGTGTTCCTGGCAGAAAATGCTGGTAAAGTAGCAGTAGGTGCAGGCGGTTTAGGTGCTGCCTATGCTGCCAATCAAGTTCGTAAAGGCATGCAAGCACGAGCAGGTGCTCAGGCCGCACAAGCAGCCGCACAAGCCGCACAAGCACAGGCTACAATGGAACAGGCTCGTGCCGCCCAACAGGCCGCACAAGGTGTTCAAGAAAGATTTGCACAAAGACAAGCCGCACAGGCAGCAAGAACAGCGCCAGTGGCTCCACAGATTTTAGATGCACAAGGTCGTCCAATTGCCCGAGCACCAGTTGCACCAGTAGCACCTACAGGTCCAGCCATGACAGCACCAGTTGCTCCTCAAGGTCCTTTGCCACCGGGTGTAACAGCAGGTCCTGCACCATTTAGACCACCAGCCGCACCTAGCGTCGTTGATCGTGCTACACAAATTGTTAGACAGATAGCAGCCAACAAAGTAGTGCAAGGTGCCGCAAGGATGGGCAACATCGCAGGCCTTGCCAGCATGGCATTGACACCCAGCAACTCAGGACAAAACTATCCTTTCCCACAGTCAGGACCATTGCGTGGCAGTGAATTGAATCCTGCCACTGGAAGACCTTGGACGCCACAAGAGTTGGCCGCATACCGTGCCCAATACGGTGGATAACTACAATTATGACAACACAAGAACAATTACTACAAGTATTCAACGATAATTTTATAGCCTATTTCCGTAGCCATGTGGCTCATGTGAATACTGTTGGTCGTAATTTTGTCAGTGATCACGAACTATTAGGCAAAGTATATGAAGACCTACAAGGTCAGATTGATACTATTGCAGAACTGCTACGCACCTTAGATGAATTCATGCCTTGTTGCCTGAGTGACATCATTGATGCCAGTGAAGTTTCATCATTGCCAATGGAAGGTGACAGTGATGCATTGTTAGAACAGGTATTAGAAGACCTAGGTCAACTAAAAGGCTGTTATGAAGAATTGATGAGTGTAAGTGAAGAAGAAGGACATAAAGAAATAGCCAACTATGCACAGGATCGTGTGTTGGCTATTGCAAAGTTTGAATGGATGTTACGGTCAACACTAGGGCTAAGTGGTCAGGACAACTATCAAGAACCAAAGGATTTTACCACTTTCTAATTTGGGTCCACGGAATCGGCAGGCCGGGTTTGTGTCGTTGTTGTGTTGAGTCTTTTATAAGCGTAACTTCCACGAATGTCGTAACCACGACGAGCATGTAGTTTTAGAAATGCATCTTGGTCACGACGCATGGTAGTAGAACAGATGATGTTATGACAAGTATAGTTGGCAAACTGCTCCCACTGATCCATCATATCATTGATGATACGGATTCTAGTGCGGGCAGGCAAGTCTAAATTGACATGCACCATACGGATACTGACCATAGGGTCATCGCTCCAGACTGCGCGGTCACCACTTTTAGCCCAATTATAGGCTATGAGTTCATTACAAGTGGTGTCTCTGCAGACTGTGACAAGTTCTGTGCCGGGTAGATAGAATTGATTGGTCACTGCGAATATTAGATTGCGAGTCATTACATTAGGCTCAGGTGTAAACACCGTATCTATTTCGCATTGAAAAAAAGTTTCTGCTAAAGTAACGATGTCACCCACATCATTGCCATTAGCAAGATGCCATTCATATTGCATTGCTGATCCTTTCAAATTGGGTCAGATATTTATTGGAAAAGAAAGGACTAAATATCCGTATGAGCAATGAAAAGAAAACTAGACAGCATGGTGGTGCTAGAAAAGGTGCAGGGCGCAAGCCAGGTAGCCGTGATCAGATCACCATCAAAAGTTTATTAGAAGCACTAGATCGCAAGTCTGGTGGACGAGATTACGAAGAATTATTGGTAGAAGATTTCTTAGATGCTAGAAACAACAATGACACACAGTTGATGCTAAAGTATCACAATCTTATACTAAACAAAGTTATGAACAGTTTGGCCCGCATTGAAGTAACAGACAGCAAAGACGCTGTGGAAGCAAAACAACGAGCCTTTGCAGAAGCACTGGCTCGTCTTACAGGCGTGAGCCAAGAACAGGATAAATAAAATTATGCCACTGATGAAAAGCACCAGCAAACAAGCATTCAAGAAGAATGTATCGGCAGAAGTGCGAGCAGGAAAACCTGTAAAACAGGCCGTGGCTATTGCGTATGCTACCAAAAGGTCAGCAGCCGCAAAAAAAGCCAGCAAAACCAAATCTAAGGGAAAATAAGATGAAACCAGCAAAAACACAACAAGACCATAACATGGACTTTGACGGCATGGCTGGCACAGGTGTAAATCGCGGTGCCAATCGTTTCGCAGGTAATCAGTGGTCAGGCCATTCTAATGATGGTCGTTTAGTCAACAAAGGTCGTGGACCCACCCGGGGCAACACAGACCACAAGCCTATGACAGTAGGCAAGCCTGTAACCAAGGATGGTTATCGTCCAGTGCCTGAGTGCCACACTCCAGCAGTAAAGCCAGGCCAGGACATGTTCACAGGTTCAGCACAAATGCGTCAACCTTCAGGCACTCGTGCTTGGGAACCCAAAGCCAAAGAAAACTATCGTGGCAATCCTGACAAGATCAATGTGTCAGGTTACTCAATGGGTGATGGCAAAACTTCTAAGGGTTCACGCCCAGTATCTAGTCCTACCAATCCTGATGGTATGAACTACGGTCCTAAGAAACAATACTAATAGGAAACGATCATGGATAAAACATCTACAGGTAAAAGCATCAATCAAAAGCAAGGTCCTAGAACTGGCAATGCCGGCTTTGGCACCAAGCGCGAAGACTTCATGGCAGAAAAAAGCCGTGTGAGTAGCAATCGTGCTGACCTAGCCAAGATGGTCACAGATGCACTTGAAACACGCGGTCGTGACAACCGTAGTCATCGTGAAGCAGGCGTTGAAAGTCTGCATGACACAACCAATGCTGGTCGTGGCCCCACTAAAGGCAACGCTGGTAAACGAGGCAAGTAAACTATGAGCAAAGGCAACGGCGGCCCTTCTAATCCTATTGGCGGACCAGCGCCTATGCCTGGGCAACCTAGTCCAGGCATGCCAGCACAGGATCCTTACAATAGACCCGAGGCAACAAACTTGCCACGCTATGCAGGACAACCTGGTTACCCTGGCACTGGACCCTACACACCAAGACCTGATCTAGGCCCTGATGTTGGGTTTGGTCCAGGCTTGCCAACACCTACACCTATGCCAATGCCTATGCCTCCCGGGGGTATTGGTCCAAGATCATTTGATCCAATAAATGATCCTGCTCTTGCTTATTCTGATGGAACAACACCTGGTGGTAAATCAGGACCAAGTCCAGGTTTTAGACAACTTGGCGATGTTATCAGAGGTCTGCCTCCTATGCAACAGCCTGGAATGCAATCACCTACAGGCTTTGCACAACCAGGTGTGCCTTTTGGACCAGCAGGCTCACCAGTTGTAAATCAACCCGTGGCAAATCGATACACACGCACAAGAACCAATCCTGGCAATCGTTTTATTCCATCTAACGCACCAGGTCGCTAAATAAACCAGAGCAGAACTATCTGCTCTGGTATTGAAATGAAAAAGGAAATGCTATGCAAAAAACTACCACACCTACCCAGGATCCCTGGGAACAAGGCACTGACACTACTGCTGAAGTAGCCGCATCAGAAACGCCTAAAAAGAAACCCGCAAAAGAAACTCGACCACAAGCACCAGCCGGACTCAGTGTTGGTGAATATGACCTTGAAGGTCTAATGAGTGACTTCCCTACAGCCACTGAACTAGAACGCTTTGTGTTTGATGAAACAGGCATTGTGTTGAACCTCAAAGGTCGTGCCAACAAACTCAAATATCAAGTGGCCATGGACGCACTAAATGGTGCAGAAATTGATTCAAAATTCATCGGCAGTGATAACCCCTACATTGACAAAGGCGATCTAGTGCCAGTGGATCCCGTCAAAGAGCCTCCTGCTCGAGACAAGAATCTACCAGAACACACACAAACACAAAACTTGTTTGTCTGCAATGTAGTGCCGCATCCTAACTTTGAAATGCGTAGCCAAGACAAGAAAGTAAGTTGCATCTTCCGCAAATACAAAAATGGTGCAATCTCCTATGAAGTATTGGGTCCTATTGAACCACTACCTTGGGGCGAAAAGATTGACAAGTATGGTCGTAGCAGACCCGAAGTGATCAAGATGATTGACCCACGCACAGGTGAGCAAGTGGCTGTGCGCGAAGATGGCACACTGACTCCACAGGGCAAACGACTACGAGCCATGATGCAGAGTTTTAGAGTCAACAACAGCAACCAATGGGACACATGGATTGACCGTGAGTTCGTAAGTCTTGATGACACAGTCAAGAACAATCCTTGGGACCTAAACTGATCATGGATGAACATATCTCAGCCATAGTCAATCAGGCACAACAAGAACGCATGGCTAGAGATACCAAGATCATGCAAAAAGTAAATCAGGCCAATAGGGAAGCGTTTACACAACGCTTTCCTGGCCAAATTCAACATTGTATGCGCTTGGTAGCAGAACGCCTGCAGGCTGTGTTGACTCGCAAGCCTGCTGATCTCACAGATCCAGAAACTTGGACTGCCACAGCACAAGAGATTCGAGAACTTACCGAGGCTTTGCATTACCTTAGCCTATTGAATCGTGCATACCCATTGGAGAATGCTAATGTATAACCTAACACACAACGAAGATTCTAGTTTAGATATCACACACAAATGGTATGGTGGACTTTGCTTTATCAAATTTCGCAAAGGCCATGATGAACTAGGCGTCAGCACTTTTGAATTTGCCTTAGATGCTGATGAAATTGAAGACTTTGCCAATTATCTACGATATACGCTAAAGGATCAATAACATGATAGGCACCGATGTCCTTATGGCTCGTGCCTTGCGTTATGTTTTAGATCAAAACCAAGTAGCACCAGAAACATACCGACGCTGGCCAAGTAATTTGCAGAACCAAATGCAAGATTTGGTTATGACTATTGCTGATGACATGCAGTATGATCAACTCAAATACTTTAGGCCCTTTGAACATCAGCGTGAATTCTTTCAAACTGGTGCCTGTGACCGTCGTGGTATTCTTGCTGCCAACCGAGTAGGCAAAACCACAAGCACTTGTTTTGAAACTGCCATGCACCTAACAGGACAGTATCCTGAATGGTGGACGGGTTATAGATTTTCAGGACCTATTACCTGCATGGTTGCTGGTGAAGGTTGGAGCCAGGTTGCCTTAGTGTTGCAAAATGAATTGTTGGGCACACCTGATGTCAAACTCATAGAACAAATTGGCACAGGTGCAATACCTAAGAACTGCATTGTTGTAGATACCATGCGTAATGATGGTGCCAACTGTATTGGTGTAGAAATACGACATGTCAGTGGTGCCAACAGTTATCTCCTATTTGCCAACTACACGCAGGAAGTGCGTCAGATGCAAGGTTTTCGTTTGGATTTAGCAGTTTTTGACGAGCAGCCGCCCGACGACTTCTTCTCAGAAATTGTTACACGAACTGCTACCACACAAGGTAAAGTGTTGTGCTCATTTACACCACTCAAAGGTTTGAACGGTCTAGTATCAAAGTTCTGGAACAAAGAAGAAGGCTATGAGTTTATTCGTGTAAGTTGGGATGATGTGCCTGAGTATGATCCCTGGGGACAGCCATTCTTGCTTATGGAAACACGCCGACAACTAGAGCGTGATTACTTGCCACATGAACGAGAGGCTCGTATTGCTGGTAAGCCTGTTATGGGTAAAGGTGCTGTGTTCCAAATTTCTAATTGGCCTACCTACAACACTGGTGACATTGACTTCTTCCGCATGCCTAACATTCTGCGTGTGATTGCACTTGACTTGGGTTTGGTCAATGACAAAACTGTTATAAGTCTAATGTATTGGGAACCCTATGAAAGAGTGGCGTATCTACACAAACAAATTGTGGTGCAGGGCATTGAAGAGGCTGTGCCCAGCCAGTATATCAATCACTTACTTCGCCCTGAAGTGTTTGGCACTCCTATTGTGCTACCTCCTGACGCAAGCACTCCTGGCCGATACACCATGAGCGCCAACTCAATTCGTGAATTGTTTGAAAGTTATGAACTCAATGTGTATCACAAGCCTATTATGAATCCACCTGATTCAGAAGGGCGCATTACCAACCACAAAAGTTATGGCATCAATCAAATGCGTCAAATGCTTGAAGTTGGTAGCCTAATGGTCAATAGCAACTGCACACAGTTTCTAAACGAAGCACAAAATTACTATGTTGATGAGCAAGGCAGATTTTCAGATCCAGATGACTGTATTGATAGTGCCCGCTATGCTATCTTGGCTTGCCTACAAGGCATTGCTGAACCTTGGGATAATAGAACTCCGGCCGAACGCATGCGAGCCCAAAGAGATAGATATGTAAAACCCCGAGAAGAAATGAATAAACCACAATGGAAGAAAACACACAACCCAGCCTAGCCACTAACCTAATCATAGTAGGCGAGGGCGCCGCACCTATATTGTTATGCCCTCGCCATACAGATGCTATGGTTACTATGCTAAAAACAGCAGATGTGCCTTTTGCCTGCTATGGACTAGATTCTGCACCTGAAAATGCTGTTGCAGATAGTGCTTTGGAACCTGAAGATCACATGTGTCAAGCCTGCGATTTGAATGCTGAACTCAACCGTCCTAGGATCATCTTACCGGACTAAATAATCAATCACTTAGAAGGATCAACTTGATGCTTGATATAAAACATATTCCAGTCCAAGACATAAATCAAAACATAAAGCAGAACGCTACTTTTGTCCGTATGAAGAATCAAATGGATGTAAAGATGGCCAGTTACCTGCGTTACTTGGGCACCAAAAATGCTGTGAACAGAGCCACAGACTATCACTACCTTTGCTTGGCTGTTACAGATTCTACAGCACCTGTCAATGGTATTGACTATATTCACCCTAGCGTAAAACCAGTGGTAGATTATGCTACCGCAGTTATTACCAAAGGCCTACTGCCCAGTGGTGAAATCAACTTTGAATTTGTAGCCGATGGTGCTGGTGATGAATCAGCGGCTAGACAAGCATCAAACATGGTCAGCAAAGTTGTGAACCAAATGAATGACCCACACTTTACACTAGAACGCTGGGTCATGGATGCATGTATGCACAAAAACGGCATGATGATGATCAAGCCTATCCGTGAACAAATCACACGCTATGTAGAAATTGAAGGCACCAATGATCAACTCAAAGCATTTGAACTACAGGCAGCAGAATCAGGACTAACTGCGCTTCGTCAAAGCAAACGCCGTAGTCGTGTAGAGATGGATCGTGTTATGGCTGAGTCTACACAACTGTTGGGTCAGATGCAAGCAGAACAAGCAGAGACAATGGTCAATCAACAAATTGAAAGTTTGCGCGGTTTGCCTGAAGATCAAGAATTTGTCATGCCTGAAACAGCGCAGGCAGCAGATGAAGAATCTATCATCAATGAAAGCATTGCTAGAAATACAATTTACAAAGCCAAATACAAACTAACTGGCTACAACATCAACATTAGATTCCATCCTATTGCACAACACTATTGGATTTGCGATCCTACTGTGCCACAGATGCGTGACCAACCTTTCTGCGGCTACTATGATCCAATGACAATTCAAGAAGCCACAGAACTATATCCTGGCATCAGTGATAACCTAGAAGCATTTGAACAGTTTGCTGAATACAACATGAACGGTGCTTACCAAGCAGGTTCTGTGCTCAACAACTTGGCCATTCACGCTAGAGACTCTGTGCCTGTTATGGGTATTCCTGTAAGTTCAGCCGCAAGTGCTGACCCAGACAGCCGTCAAGTGAGTATTGTCACAGTATGGAACAAGTATGACATTGATGGTGATGGTGAACTAGAACTAGTAGAATTGATTTACAGTGGTTCCTACATTATCTCCGCAAGAGAAGTTGAATTCATTCCTGTGGCCAACATGTGTCCAAAACCCTTGCCCGGCAATTTCTATGGCATGAGCATTGGCGAATCAGTTATCCCTATGCAAGAATACAACACATCAGCGGCTCGTGCTGAAATTCAATTGGGCTTGCTGACTGCTACACCACGCATTGGTGTCAAACCAGATCGTGTTGACTTTGAAATGATGCAGGACGGCGAATCTGCGATCTTTATCTTAGACTCTAAGTTTGATCCACAAAAAGATGTGTATCCAATGCCACCTCCTTCAGGTAACCTACAGTTTCTGGAAGTTGCTATGAATCGTATTCAACAAGATACCATGGCCATGATTGGTATGACCACTCCACAAGATGTGTTCAACCCAGAAGTTATGGCACCTGGCAACTCAGGCATCAAACTACAGATGGCCTTGAGTCCTAACCAAATTATTCAAGACAACACAGTTCGTAACGCTGCCGAAGGTCTCAAAGAAGCACTATACCTAGTATGGCGCACACTGATTCAATATGGCGATGACTATGGTGTCAAGAAACTGGCACAAGAATATCACCCAGAAAAATTGCCTATGTTCTTAGACTATCAGGCTTGGGATGACATGAACTTTTGTGATCGCAAGCAAGTGCATATGGAACTTGCACTAGGCATGATGAGTGATGAAAACGCTATTGGTCGTTTGCAAATTATTCAAAAGTGCCAGCAAGAATTGTATCAAACAGTTCAACAGATGGCACAGGCTGGCACACTAAGCCCAGAGATCTACAAAAAGATCAAGAAGCCATTTGCTGATACCTTATATGTGTTGGGTGTCAAAGACTGTGATACCTACTTGCCAAGTGACAATGAAGTAGCACAAATGATTCAGCGTGCCGAAGAAGCAGCCAAGACTCGTGAACCTAGCCCAGATGACAAAGTCAAATTGGCCAAGGCCAACTTGGATACTGTCAAGGCTCAGCAAATTGCTGCCGAGACAGAAGGTGTTGATGCTGAAAGTCAACTAGACTTTATGGCTGTAGCCGCAGGAGATCCCAAAGTCTACAGTTGATATAACCTAAAGGAAATGCAATGATTGATCAAGAAGTAGTAGAAGCCTACAACCGTAGGCTTACCATAGATACCAGCAACATAAAGAACCTTACTCCTGCTCAGCGTGATGCTGTCAAGCAGTATGGTTCTTTGGCTGAAAATTTAGTAGCCAATAGAGACCTAGCCATGTTTGTGCATCATTTTAGATTTGAAGTAAATGATGCCTTGGTCAACATCACTGGGCACAGCGCAGAAGCCAATTCTGAGCGTGTAGCACTGGCCAATCAATTATCAGGCCTTGACGCTTTTGTCAACAGCCTCAAAAGAGCAGTTTACAAGAAAAACAAAATCTTGTCTGCTGAAAAGAATTTAGACTCCATTTGACAGATCAAATGGCTAAATAAACTTACAAGGTAACCGTAACAGGCCCTGGAAAAGGTAAAAATATGACAGATACGATCACCCCTAATGCTCCGCAGAGCACGGGCACTGAATCACCCGCAGTTCCAAGTATGGATACTATTGCCGCTAAGATGACCGCAATGCGTGAACAAACATTGCGTAACCAAATTAGACAGCAACCAGAACAGACCGCAACAGGTCAAGATGATGCGGCAGCAGAATCAAGCCCTGTGGCTGACAACTCACCAGTTGAGCCAGAAGTTGTTGACACCAACGACACAGAGATTGTAGACGGCAATCAAGAAGCAGATGCCCAGGAAACTGTAAGCACTGGTAGTAATGATTCCTCAGCAGAAGAACTTATTGACTTTATTGAGTTCGCAGAAACGAACCCAAATGCCAAATTCAAATTTATGAAGAATGGCAAGGAAGTCATAATCGACGCTAAGAAAGCCGCCGCAATACTAGGTCAAGGATCAGCAATCCACGAAGAAGCCCGTCAATTGAAAATTGAAAAGGCTGAATTTGATGAGTATTTGAAGGATGTGCGTAGTCGCCAAGAAGGTTTGGCACTGGCAATGGAATTCACTATACAGCCAAAGTTGCAAAAGGCCTATGATGAAATTGTGAAAACACAAGGTTATCAATCAACCTTTCAGCAACAGTTGAGTAAGACACAAGACCCTGCACAGGTCGCTAGGATTCAGGCAAGTATGGCTCAAAACGAGCAATACATTCGCCAGCAACAACAGCAGATTGCCAAGTTGCGTCCAGCAGTAGACCAGTTCAGACAAGTTCGTGCTCAACAGGTGTCAGAGCGTTTGGAATATTCACGCAAGAATTTCCAAGACAAAGAGTTGAAAAATGAATTTGTCTACAATGAAGTGCGTGATAAAATTGCAAAACTTTGGCCTGAGGCTCGTGGTGAAATTGTGCCAGGTGTTGCCAACATTGATCTTGTCAGCAGTGATGAACACTTGCTGAGTTTGATCAGAGACGGATTGCGATACCGCGACAAGCCTACACCTAAATCAGCAGGTTCTAGCATGGCTCAATTGACTAGCCGCAAAGGTAGTTCTACACCTAACAATCGAGGTGGTGATGACCTAAGCAAACTTCGTGAACAAGCCAATAAAGGCGACAAGAAAGCCGCCGACAACCTACTAGTGCAACGATTACAGAGTATTCGTGCAGGTAGGGGTTCAAGATAAACCATTTACTAAAGGAATAATAAAATGGCAGAAATTACAACCAGTCAGATTGGTAACGGCACAACCGCATATGGTTCAGATATCGTTGTCAAAGACTTAGACCTAGATGTTTCCAACCGTGTCAAAGATGACACTCCTGTTCTAAACATGGCCATGAGCAAAAAGCGTAAGGTCAACAGCACACTACCATTGTGGACTGATGACATTTACCGTGCTCCAGCCGTTCAGGCACAACTTGAAGGTGCCGCAGTTTCTAGTGCAAATGCTGAAAGCAATCAGCGTTACAACCTAGGCAACTACACACAAATCTTCTCAACTGTTATTGCTTCCAGCGGAACTGCTCGTGCAGTTATGCAAGCGGGCGGTGATCCTCAGGCCTATCAAGAGGTAAAGCAGTTGATCGAACTCATGTTCGATGTGGAACTACAATTAGTTCGTAACGACCAGATCGGCACAAAGTATGCTGGTCAAAGTGGTTCAGCCGCTGGTCTACCAGCAGGTCAAACTGGTCGTCGTATGGGCTCTTTGGCTTCGTTTGCAGGCACAATGAGTTTCAACACTACTTCAGGTTCTGTAAGTGGTTTGGATACATTCTTCAACAACGAAGACACTGACTCTGCAACACAGATCAGCAACGCATTGCGTATCTACGCTAACGGTTCTTACTACTACAACGGCACATTTACTAACCAAGTGTTCAGTCCTGTGCTTTACAAGCAGTTGGTAACTGTTGCTGAACAGCGTTACAACGCCAAGATTCGCACTATGGTTGCTCCAACATCATTGAGAACTATCATCAGTGATAACATTGGTTCCAGCAACACCAGCATCAACCGTCGTAATGTTGAGCGTGGCGACACAATCCAGACTTACGAAGGTGACTTCAATTACACATACGAAATCTTTGATTCTTGGATCATGGATCAAGCAGGTGTAAGCAACAGCATTTACTTCTTGAACGAAGATGTTGTGCAGTGGGGTTCGTTGCGTGACCTAGGTCCTAACAACGAAGTATTCTCCAATGCTGACGCAAGTTTAGATCAGTTCTTGCTTGAAGGCACATTGATCGTGCGTAACCCAGCAGGTGTTGCGATGTTGAACAACATCACCAATACTGGTTCTCTAGTAACTACACCTCGTGCAAGTGCAACTGTAAGCCGTGTCAACTTTGGACCTGGCGATGTTACACCCTAATCCATAACTGGATATTAGCGTGTAAGGAAAGGGCTGGCAACAGCCCTTTCTCATGACTGGGTCACAAATCAGGACTAAATACTTCCATGAGCGATATCAATAACCCCGAGTATCTAGACAATACAGACCCAGAAAAAAACTGGGATTACTACCGCCAAGACCATGGTGGCGTAGTCACTGGCCATAATGGCATAGCAGATCGCCTGTTGCAAAACAACGACCTTTATCGTAGCATGAAGGGCGATTGGACTAGGACTGACACCAACAAAAGCGGCAACATCATTACCACAACTGGTCGTGAAGATGGCAAGTTCTACATCCGACGAGAACAGCAAAACACAGATGAAATCAAAATGCGTGTAAAGAACTACAGACACGCTGCCGAGCAAGGTGTTCCAGATCCTCTAGCACCTATTGGTGAAGATGGTAAATTGACTTATAAGTGGATGGAATTACCATATGTAATCAGCATCCGCATCAGTGATCAATACTTTGATGGTATTCCTTGGAATGCACTCAAACACGACAGAACACTCAAGGCACAGTTCTACAGAGTAGTAGAACAAGAATACCCAGAATACATTTGCTATCCAGGTGGCAAATTACCTATTCCAGTATCGGTGCCTTACCCTACTAAAAAGGGTGAACAACGATATTTCAAAGGACACTAATAAATGTTTATACTACCTGATGCTGATGCCTTAGTTGATTTTGTCAAAGACTTCACAGGCAGCACCAACGACACAGAAATCAAGCAATGTATCTTTATGGCAGAGATGTCAATGCGTAACATTGAACTGCCAGCACTTAGAAGTGACCCATATGCTATTGAAAACATTGGTGTTGCTGATGCTAATGGACACATTCCTATTCCGGGTGACATGAACAAACCAATCTTGTTTTTCAAACAAGGTCAGCAGGTAGTAACCAATGCCACAGCCACAGGCACTAGCGGTCAAAACACAATTACACTAACCAGTGTTCCTGCACAACAAATTGCTACCAGCATGTTGGTCACAGGCACAGGCATTGGTGACAATGCACAAATTACCAATATTACAGGCAACGGCGGTATTGGTTCAGTAATCACACTCAGTGTCAACAACACAGGCACAGTAAGTGGCACATTGACATTCTCAAGTTCAGGTCAAAACTCTAGCCAAACAGGTCCTTGGATCATTTACGATCGTATTGGTGATAGAGACATTATCACACAAGGCATGATTGCACAGTTGTATCTACAGCCTGTGAATGTGCCCGCAGTTATTCGTGGTAAGTTCTCAGAAGTTGCTGACCACTATGAATTCTTGCCTTATGTGGCTGCTGGTGATCTAATCAACATGTATTACTACAAGGCCTGGCCACTGTTGTTCTCGCCTGTTGTAGACCAGTTTATTTCTGGCACGGGCACAGTAGGTTCTATTTCAGGCACAGGTCCTTGGACTGCTACAATCACAAACATGACATCCACAGACGGTCTTGTAGCCGGTGATGAAATTTATGCCACTGCTGGCACTGGATCACTGGGCACTGGTGGCACAGTAACAGTAACAGGCGTGCCCTCAGGCACCAGTATTACCATCAGCGTAACAGGTGGCACAACACCTACTGCTGGCACTATTACCAACATCTATCTAACAAATGTAATCACACAAACTAACCAAGTATTGGCATCATGGCCAGAAGGTTATGTTTATGGCACCCTGCGTGAATACTACATCAAACGCCATAACGAAGCAGATGCAGCCATTTACGATGCCAAATTCAAAGAAGCCTGGAATGTGGTCAATGATCAAAACAATCTAGGCAAATGGTCAGGAGGTCACACAAGATTGACTTCAGTATGGCAACCAAGACAATATCGCCAATACAACATCAAATAAGGATCCGACAGAATGCCATCAACAATAGGTTTATATTCAGGCACATCAGCACCAGAAGTTGCAGGCACTAACACTACTAGTTTGTATGGTGGTGGTGGTGTGCCAGTGCCTGGTGCTAATGGCAATACAGTAGTTCGTGGCGACCTAACAGTTACAGGCAATGCCACAGTTCAAGGTGAACTCACAGTAGGTGATGATCTCTGCGTAGAAGGCGATCTTATTACTCTGCGTTGCAATGCAACTACCATTGGCGATGCCACAATTGAAGTAGAACGAGGCGCCAGCACCAATGCCACAATTGGCTGGCAAGAATCAGACACTCGTTGGCACTATAACTTTGGTATCACAGCACCTAGTTTGTATGCTGATGATGTGGTAGTAAGTCCACCAGGTGATCCTAATGTTATTTCTACACTATCAGGTTCAGGTGCAGACTTACGCCTAGATGCTGACACTGATCAATTGCGTATTGCCGCAACTACTACACTATACAATGCCGGACCGATTCTAAAATGGTCAGAATCCAGCAACAGAGCCAACAGAATGAAATTTCAAAGTAATAGTGGTTCTAGTTCAGGTATACAAATTATTGCACCTTCAACTGCTACACCAGGCAGCGAAGCAGGTAGAGTCAGTGTATTCAACAGTGATGACATCAACAATGGCACTTTTCTTGGTTTCCAAAGTCTAGGTTCTACTATAGGTGGCACAACACCATTGCGTATTGCCTCAGGCACATATACAGGTGGCACACTAGGTCCTAGTGGTCAAAGCATTAGTTTTGTTGATGATACCACAACTTATGCTACTGTCAATCCTGCAGGTCCCAGTGCTTCAACTGACCTTGTAACTGTTGCATATCTCACAGGTGGCTCATTTGTATTCACTCAAGTCAACATTGACAACAGAGTCTACTTGGATTCTACACAACTTGTAACATCTACAACCGCAGCCAATCAAACCTTAGATTCTTTTGCGGCTGCAACATATCGTAGTGCCAAATATCAAATTAGTATCTCATCAGGCTCAAGTGTGCATGTTATGGAAGTATTGGTCATGCACGATGGAACCACAGCCTATCAAACAGTTTATGCTGACATGTATAGTGGTGCCAGCCTAACTACACTAAACACAACCATCTCAGGTGGCAATGTGTTGCTAAGAGTCACACCAACTAATGCTGTGACAACCTACAAAGTCAGCAGAACACTGATTGTAGTCTAACATAACCTATGGGGACAATGAACCATGTCAGATAAAAATTTTAGAGTCCGTCACGGATTAGAAGTAGACGGTCCTGCTACTATAGCAGGCACAGCCACAGCCGATGGTGCAGACATTGGCAATATCACTGTTGCCGTAACAGATGATAACACCATTACAACTACTTCAGGCAATCTTGCAATTACTGCGGCTGCAGGTAGTGCAGTTACAATTACAAGTGAAAATACTGCACCAACTACTATCTCAAGAAATACCACTTCTAACAATGTCACTGTTAGATCATTGTCATTGGATGTTCAAAGTTCAGGCACACCTGCTGTGGGTTTTGGTAACACACTAGATTGGCAAGTTGAAGCACAGCCAGGCAACACTGAACGAGGAGGTTTTATTGCTGTAAACCTCACTGACATTACTCCAGGCAGTGAAGATTTTGAAATGCGGTTTGGCCTCATGGAAAATGGTGCCGCATACGCTACCAAGATGTCTTTGGACAGCACAGGTAGTTTGGACCTTGACAACAACCTAACTGTTGGTGGCACCACTGTTGGCCTAGCACAAGGCACTACCATTGAATACAGTGAAAATAACAATAGACTAAATCGTCCTATAGTAAAATCTACTAGTGGCAATACCAGTGGTCTTCGTATTGAAGCACCCAACGCCACTGCCAGTGCCGTTGCTGTTTCAAGTGTATTCAACACCAATGATCCTGACAATGGCAAATTCATCAACATTAGAGCCGATGGCTCAGCAGGTCCTATCAGCATTCGCACAGGCCAATATGTTGCTGGCGTGTTTGGTGCGTCAGGCAACAGCATTGACATTTACGATGGCAACACCAAATATGCTACAATCAATCCTGCAGGTCCTACTATCACCACAGACCTTGTAGACAAGGCCTATGTAGACGCTTTACCAGCCAACATTACCTACACCATTGATGCATCAAGCACCACAGGTGGTGCTAACTTCAACTTGGTAGGTAGTGATGCCACAACAGACACCATCAAGTTTAGTGGTTCTGGTGCTACCACTGTTACACAAACCAGTGCCAACGAAATTACTATTTCTAGCACTGATGATGACACAACCTATACCATTGATGCTAGTTCTACCACAGGTGGTGCTAACTTCAACTTGGTAGGATCTGATGCTACGACAGATACTATCAAGTTTGCAGGATCAGGTGCTACCACTGTTACACAAACCAGTGCCAACGAAATCACTATTTCCAGCACCGACAACAACACAACCTATACCATTGATGCATCAAGCACCACAGGTGGTGCTAACCTAAACTTGGTTGGTTCAGATTCTACTACAGATACTGTAAAATTTGCATCAGGCACAGGTGTTACTGTAAGCCAAACTAGTGCCAATGAAATGAGCATTGCAATTGGTCAAGCAGTGGGCACAGGGGATTCGCCAAGTTTCTTAGGTGTCACAGCCGGTAATCTCACAGTGGGCGTTGCCACAGACAATACCATTGCTTCTACCAACACCAACGGCAATATTGTGTTGACACCTAATGGCACAGGTGTTGCAATATTTGACAGCATCACAAGATTGCGTGGTGAAAGCCAAGCAACAACCAACAACAGTTATGTATTTCCTGCTAGTGCGTTGACTTCTGTAACAGACAACAACGGTTATTCAGCAGCCTCAAGTTTTGGCACCACAGGCAATGGCTATCAAGCCAACGCACAATACATCAATTATACTGCTGATACTAGAGCAGGCTCTAACGCAGCCGCATCATTGAACTTTAGACAAGCCAACGGCAACTCAGTTGCAGGCGTAAACATTCCTTGGACTGGCGTCAATTCAGTGGCTGCTTCGGCCTCACTAACAAACGATGTGCTGGGAACTTCTAACTACAACGGTTATGCTACCACAGGTTTTACCAATGATATTGCTACCATGTATCAAGGTGGTGGCATTGCCACCAGCCACATAGCCCAAATTCAAGGTTTTGCCGCAGAAAACATAGCCGACGGCACTAAAACACTTACAAGTGCAGACATCACAGCAGTGGCTTCAAGTTTCCGTGCCGCATTAGGTGCACCGCAGGTTACTGGCACAAAAGGTCAAATCAGTTTCAACGCAACAACTCCAGGTGTAGGTAATGCCGTTCGTGTTACAGGAACACTTACAGGAACTGCCACAGGTATTGTGTCAGGCAACACTTATTATATTATTGTTACCAACGGTTCAACTACAGCAACACTATCAGACACACCTAATGGTCAACCTATTACTACCACTGCTGGCACACTTACTGGTCTAACGCTAACACGATGCGGTGTGACATTTACCATTGCAAACCAAACTAGTTTCCCATTTGGTCGTAATGCACTGGTCACAGTTTCAGGTGTAAACAATGTCACAGATGGCACTTATCCAGTAGGCGGTGCTGTCACAAGTTTGACATCAATTAGTTTAGGTATTCCGCACACGGTGGCACCTACATTGTCAGGCACACAACAATTTACTTGTCCTACAGTGACCAATGCTGGTGGCGGATGGAGAGTGCGTTCTAATGTATTGGCTACCCCACTAAATCCTTCCAACAGATTAGAATTAGTCAACCACACAGCCGCAAGTGCAACTTACAGAGCAGATTCTTTTGTTGTTGCTGGCGGTGCTTATGCCAACACAGGCGCCACATATTTGACTCTAAACAACACTGATGCTACATTTACCAAACCCATCAAATGGTCAGGCAGCACCAGTGGCACAGTTCAAATTTCAGCACCAGCAGTGGCAGGCACACAGACCTATACATTGCCCACAGCACAACCCACTGCTAACAACCAAGTATTGGTCAGCACAACAGGTGGTGTAATGAGTTGGGTCAGCACCAACAGTTTGGCAGCCAACTATTTGGATGCTAACTGGACAACTGCTATTGGCACACTCACAGCCAATACAATCTATGGATTGCCCGTAGCCAGTATCAGTGCCACAAACATTACTATTGCCACAGGTGCCATTGCCATTGACAATGCCACAGCAACTGGACCAACAAGAATCACATTCAGCCAAACTGGTAGATACAACCTACAGTTTAGTATTCAGTTGGCCAATACACACAGTGCTGAAGAAGACTTTGATCTTTGGTTGCGTAAAAACACAGTAGATGTTGCTGATTCAAACACACAGATCACTGTGGTCAAACAACAAGGTGGCAATCCAGGCAAAAACATCATGGCATTGAATCTGTTATTGAATGTTACTTCAGTGGGTGATTACTATGAATTGGTCTATGCCACAACCAATGCTGGTTGTAAGCCAGAAACCATTGCGGCAATTACAACGCCATATGTAAGACCAAGAACACCTGCAGTTATTGTTACAGTTGTTCCAATAGGAGCATAAAGGAGACCGTGATGGCCATCAAAATCAAATTGGTTCGTGACAATGAACCTGTGTTTTTTTACCGTGAATCGCACGATCAAATGCTTGAACACGACCGTGATACCAGCAACTTGGTAATTGATCCAGAACAACTGTGGATCAAACGAGCCATACAGCAATTACAAGCAGAAATTAGAAATCAAGAAATTGCAGAACTAAGGAAACGATACAACTTATGAGCACGGAACGAGACAGCCTGGAGATACATGTGGACTTATGCGAACTCAGATATAAACAACTAGAGGATCGCATGACTCGTGTTGAAACCAAGGTCACAGAGATCAATGTGGACCTACAAGATTTCAAAGGCGAGATGCGTCAAAGTTTTGATGAAGTCAAAGCCATGTTGATAGATGCCAAAGATCACAAGTTCAACACCTTGGTGGCCACTGCTGGTGGTGTTGTTGTGGCACTCTTGGGCATGCTGGGCTACATCATCACTCACTTGCCAAAATAAACGGTAGATCCAGACCCCAGACCATTTCATACATATCTGTATGAAAGAAAATAACTGGGAACATGTAGGACACAATATCTATTACGGATCTAACACCGTGTTAGGATCTCCACGCGGATGGCTGCAACGAGCCATCGGACACAATCAACCTGATCTAAACATACACGAAACTAGTCTTGATCCTAAGAAGATTAGTGTGGCAGGCATTTGGCGCAGAACACAAAACTTACCCAACACAGGCACATGGCCTGCACTCTATAGATTTTTTCAAATCACAGATAACCTACGCAAGATTGGTCGTGCAAAGCCTGAAGAATTTTATTCTGTGATAGGCATGGCAGTGGCTGTGCCAGCAGATCAAGTGTTCAGTGTATATCAAGAGTTTCGTCGTAGTGCTGATTGGGTATGGATGAACTTCCCACAAGAGTCCTCAAAACCAGGACGAACTGTGCGTGACCTTGACCACAGTTATCTATACACCTTTTTTGACCGCGGATTCACAGCACGACAAGTTAGTGAAGAACTTGATCTAAGTGTGCAAAGTGTTGTGTATGTGTATAAGAAATGGCAAGCAGGTAAATCACCTACCCAGAAACGCCGTAAGAACATTGATCATGAATCTGTAGCACAGGACATTAGATTGGGCCACAACATCATGGACATTGCTCGACGCTATGATGTGTCTAGAACTGTGATTTACAATGTAAAGAAGAAGTTTGAAATAACATAAAAATAATAAGGCCCTTTTGTAGACTCAATATGGCCAAAAAGTCCACGGTAAACTGATGATCAGTCAGCACAGGCCCTACTACCGGATCAGAATAGGGAGAGGATAACTGCCCTAAGCGCAACACAAATCGGAGAATTTCTAATGGCTCCTGATCCTAACGCCGGACATTGCATCCTGCGCTGACAATATTTAGCGGTGCTGTTGGAGCAAAAACGCCGTTTTTACCCCATTCGAGCACTTGATTTTGCCAGCGATCATAAGTATAATTACAACAGCAGCCAGTGATCAAGGCTCATGAAAGGATAAAGCAATGACAGTATATTACGGTAAGTGGGAAACGCAAAACCCACAAACAACAGCACAAGGCAGGCCCAAACTAGGCATGGAAGGCAGGCCCTTGCAAACAAGATATTTGAAATCAGTGAAGCCAGCAGATCTCAAAGTCATGCGTGAACGCATGACAGAAATCTCTGGTCAGATCCAACAATGGGGTCGTGAAATGGGATGGACAGATACTGAAGCATTGTTGGGGGTTACAAGACCTTTGCCCTGCATTGGCAACGATCCTAAAGCCTATACACTAGAACAAATGACCCGTGATATACTCACACACTTGGCTAATCGCAGACCCGGTGGTCGTCCACATGACCTTACACGCAGTTTTATTGACCGTCACAATTGGTTGGTAGGTGCTTGGGTTCGTGCTTTGCTAGAATGGGATCCAGAACAAGACCCTACAGCATTTGAACCTTGGCTCATTGAAATCCGTGATGCCGACACAGAACAAGACTGGCGTGAGCAAGAACTTAGGAGTCTATTTTCGTGACAGCAAGTTATTGGGTCATGCCTAGAGATCCAGGATTAGATCCAGCACGGTTGCTGAGCATGACCGTCAATCAAGCCCACAGGCGTTGGCGTGTGGAAAACTATCCTGCTACACAGTTTCACACTCGAACTGAAGCAGAAGAATATGCTGTCTTGTGCCGTTGTGCAGGACTTGAAGCAAAGATAGTGCCATCAGCACATGTGCTAGATGAAAGGGCCTCGGCTGAATATAGAACGGCTAACCCCGGTGACAGCAATCAATAAATAACACTGGAGATTCAAATGGCACAAAAAAGAGATTGGACCAAACACAACTACAAAAAACTTAGAAGTGAGTTTTTGAGTGAACAGCCAGTGGGCGGATCTCGTCACCAATTTTACAAAAACAACAACCTTTGGACATTACCAGGCAAATATCAAGGCACACATATCCACAACCTTCCACTACACTATCTTTCATGGCTCATTGATAATTTCCGTGACGGCGAAGCAAAACAACAAGCAGTTGACGAATTACTTCGTCGTTACCAAACATTAGATTCTAACACATAAGGTTGGTGGGCCAGTTTGTAATACCACTGTGAAAGGGCGGCGTAGAAAACCGCACACAAAACACACTGAGTGAAATCCCTTAGGATGTAAGTTAGTGTAGAGTGAATGTTAGCACTCGGACAACCGTGCTATAAAAACTCAAGCATCAGGGACGAGGCTTGGGGTAGTGATAGAAATATCATGATGTCGTGATAGGTTGGGAAAGCACAGAGCCCAATAGCATATACGGTAAAATACCTATTCCCTAGACAGGCGAGGAAACTCATCATGATGTCGACAAAGAGGGGGCTTGCGTAAGTCCCTTCTTGGCTCAAAAGCCTTTCATGATATCTCTAAAGACTACTATTTCTCCGTAAAAAAGATACCCATAAACAGGGCTGACGAAGTTGCCCTGTTTTGACAGATGCGTAGCAGATGTCATTGATCCTCTTGGAATCTGTTGCTGAAATACAACACCAAATTGTTCCTAAAAAGGTTGACTTCATCTAGGACTACAAGTATAATTACTACATGAACAGCAATAGTGCTAGTTCAAAATTGGAGAATTATATGACACAAAAGTCCTTGAAAAATATTGGCCAAGCCTTTGACCAAGATCAACTACATGCCATTGCCAAAGGCAAGACCAAGCATGATATTCTAAAGAATACCATCAATGAAGCCTTGTTCAACAACCCATTCAATTCAAACTTTTTATTGAGCAGTCCTCCTGGCCTAGCAAAAAGTTATGAAACTGAACAGGCTCTTACACGATTGCAAGCACAAAACACACACTCTGAACCTGTGATAATTCAAGGTAGTGCTGGCATGACAGCATTTACTATTGACATAGCCACAGCAGTATATGTCAGTGGGGGCCGCCCAGTTACTGTGGTTCTTGATGACTGTGACATGCTGTTTGAAGACAAGAATCTCAACACCACTAAGAAAATGTTTGATGATACTCGAGCACTCAAATACAACAAAAACTTTAGGGCTTTACGGTCTCTTTGCACTGACCTGCAATTTGAAGCCTTAGAAAGTTTTTCAAGTCCAGACCGGGCTGGCTTTAGTGTGCCATTGAAAACAGTGACTTTTCTAATTCTAACCAATCGTTATTTTCCCACCATCAACGATGTAGAAAGTCAAGAAGGTGGCACTCGCAAAGAAGCCAAATACACTGATCTACATGCTATTCGTCGTAGAACTGAAGGTGAAACCATTACCATGGACACAGACACATTGTGGGGTTATGTTGCCAATATTGTGTTGAACGCAAAGATCTGTGAAAAATTCAATCCTGTTGTTACACCGCAGGAAAAGATTCAAATCTTAGAATGGTTGCATGCTCGTTGGGACCGTGTCACTGAACGCAACTTGAGTCTAGTAGAAAAGATGACCAAGGACATGGTGCGTTATCCTGCAGGCTACAAAGACATTTGGACCAAATATCTGGAGGTCAAATAATGACTCGGTCAATTCAAGAAATCTTAGATGAGCAACGAAATCTCAGCCGGATTCACAAAAAAAGTGAACACGCAATTACGGCCACAATTCAGGCACATGAAAGATCACGAGATCCAGAATGGATCCGAAAGATCACTGAACTAAATCGTGCAAGGGCACAAGATCCTGAAGCACTGGCACGACATCGTGCTACAATGCAAAGCGATGAGTATAAACAAGCACATCGTGCTGGAACTTCAACTGAAGAATATCGGGCATTGAAAAGCCAGGAATCACAACAGCGTTGGCAAGATCCTGCATATCGCGAACTGCAAAGTGAACGCCTAAATGATCCAGAAGTAAAAGCAAAGCAACGAGCCGCGGCACAAAAACGAGAACTCAATCCAGACTATCAACGCCGTAAACGAGAGTGGGCGGCAAAATGGAAAGATGATCCTGAACGAAGTGCTAAAATTAGTCAGGCTCGTCGTGCGTATTTTGAAGCACATCCTGAAGCAAGACAAGAACTCAGCAACAGAGCACAGCAATGCCATGCTCAACGCACCCAGGAAGATTATGCACGAATTCATGCTAAACGCCGAGAAGATGGCACTTGGTTAGAAGCAGTGACTCAAGCCGCAAAGAAAAGACGACAGCCATTGCTTACTCCTGATGGTGTGTTTGACAGCAAAAAACAAGCACACTTGCATTATGGATTTGATCCTGCAATGGTAGACTATAATCGCAGAAAGAAGCCATTGGAATGGTTTTTTATCAGTGTAGAAGACTATGAAAAATGTCTTGCTGATTCTGATTATCAGAATCAATTGCGTAAACTTAGACTGGCAGGCCAGTATGAAGAAGTTGTAAGAATCCAATTGACTCAAGAACAAAAAGATGCAAGAAAGAAACCTAAAAACCGTTGACCTGTCTCGGGTCGCCAGTTATAATACCAACATGATCAACACACAGGAAACTGCATAATGTTAGACCTCATAGCCATCTTTTTCTTACCCATAGCCATTGTCATGGTGCCCGTGTTTGTGATAGCGTTTTTGACTATCCTGGGCATCCGGGTTCTAAATAAAATCTTTGGATAACACGATGAAACTTTACTTTAGTATTATCGCCGCTTTAGTATTAGGCACAGCACAAGCCCAAACTGTGCCTGTTACCCAAGGCACACAGGATCGCATCACGCGAGATCAATACATTGTGCTAGATCTAAATCCTGGACTCACAGCACAGACTTGGTTTTACTTTGATAGTCGCCACTCCGATAATAGGCTTGCAAGCCTTGTGGAAGTAGAATGTGCCACAGGCAGTTATAGAGTGCTACACAACCGAGAATATCGTAGTGGCCAATTAGCACATGACACTGGCCTGGATGCCCAAGCACCGTGGCAAGCCAGCCAACCTGGCAGCGTTACACAAAGGTTTCGCACAATTTGCCCCCAAACTCCAACTTGAATTTTATCAAGTCTACCCCAAGCAGGACCTTAGTGCCTGCTTTTCTTTTGGCTAAATATTACACTAACTAAGGATCCTGGAGATGCCACAACCAAAAAAAGCCTTCGAAGAAGCAAGAATTCCATTTACTAAAATGACCTTTAGTCCTGATGTGCCCAGCACACAACTAGGACCCAATGAATACAATGCTGGTGTCAATGTTGAATCAGATGTGCGAGGCATTCGTAGTGTCAACGGTGATGAAATTATCCTGGACTCAGTGCCAGGCACGCCCACATTTGTGTCGGGTGGATTCCGCCAGCCTATCCCAGGCTCTGACAATGACTTTTGGTTTGTTGTGGCCAACACTGAAGGTGAATGGTGGGCCAACAATGGTGAAGGCGATTGGCTAGAAATCACCAATGGTGCAGGTCCTTTTACAACCTACAATCAAGCAACCAACATCACAGAAGCATGGTCAGGAACTGTGCCTTTCTACAATGACGAGGCCAATCCTCCACAGTTTTGGCCAGAGTTTACGGGTGTAGGATTTCCTATCAGCACGATCTCCGGCAACGGCACAACTGTAACAGCCACCTTTACCAACCAAGCAGATGAAATCACAGGCGTTACCATTGCTGACCATGAAGGGCGTTTTGTCTATACCAATGGTGCACCTTTGAAGGCTGGTCAGCGTCTGACCATATCTGGCACCAATACCAACACCACAGATCAAACTATTCCAGATGTTGCTGTGGCTGGCTTGTTGGGTCAATTTACATGCGACAGTTTCACAGCGCCAGCAGAATTTACAGCCAGCATTGCAGGCACTACAATGACAGTGACTTCAGTGGCTTCTGGCAACATTTTAGAAAACATGGACTTAGACGGCACTGGTCTAAGTGCCAACACACGCATCATAGGTCAGTTGACTGGCACAACATTTGGTGTGGGCACCTATACCATTACGCCCAGCCAAACAGTGGCTTCTACCGCTATCACAGGTGTTAGACCCACAGGCATGGCGGTAGGTCAAACTGTTACAGTTTCCGGCACAGTCGCAACCAGCAACCAAACACTCAGCAATGTGGCTATCACTAGTCTTGCTGGCAACTTCTCTTGCAACTCTGCAACACTCAGTAATGGTGCAAAGGTTGCTGTTTCAGGCACCATTACCAATACTCCACAGACACTATCCAGCGTAAGCATCAATTCTACCACAGGTGACTTTTCATGTGCGGCTGCTACACTCAGTGCAGGTCAGCGTGTGACAGTGGCCGGCACAGTTACCAACACACCCACTGTGTTATCAAGTGTGGCTGCTGTTGGCAACACAGGACAGTTTGAATGCTCAGCCACATCATTGCAGGTAGGACAAGTTGTCAAAGTAGAAGGCGTTGCGCCTACTGCACCTATTGTGTTGACAGGTGTTGCCATCACAGGTGTTGGTGGCCAATTCAGTTGCACAACATCAACATTGTATGTGGGTCAGATTATAACAATATCAGGCACATTCGGCGGCACTGGTAGCATCACAGGTTACTCAAATCCTACAACTTACAAGATTTCCGCAACCAATGGCACCACAACCTTTACCCTGGTCAACACTGATGGTTCAGCCATTGTGACCACAGCAGGCACGCCAACAGGACTTACCTATACTATTGATCCATTCTTGATTGCAGGCTATCAGAATCCTACATCATACAAGATCTCTGCCACCAACGGCTCAACAACATTCACCTTGGTAAACCTAACTGGTTCACCTTTGGTCACTGCTGGCGGTAGTGCCACACCATTGACCTTTACTGTGCAGGTGCCAGAGATCAATGCTTATACCAATCCTACAGAGTATGTGATCAGCACAACCAACGGATCAACAACATTTACGCTGACTAAAACGGACGGCACAGCAATTGGCACACAAGGCGGCATACCCACAGGCCTAACCTTTACTGTGCAGATTCCCAGCATCACAGGCTACACCAATCCTACCAACTACATTATCAGGACAACCAATGGCACGACCACATTCCAACTCTATACCATTGCCATAGTAGATGGACAAGAAGTCCTGGGCTCGCCCATTGTTACCACAGGTGGTGCTGTTACTGGTCTGACCTTTGTGGTCAATGCCGCCAGCATCGCAGGTTATTCTAACCCTACCAACTACTACATTTCAGAAACCAACGGCTCTACTTCATTCACCTTGGTAGACGGAAACGGCGATCCTGTAGCATCAACTGGTGGACCCATTACTGGACTACAATTTGTAGTGCAAGCGCCAGAGATTGTGGGCTATTCAAATCCCTCAACCTACTACATCGTGGCCACCAACGGCACCAACCAATTCCAACTAAGCACTACCTATGGTGGTAGTCCAATCACAACTAATGGTGGCTCACCAGCAGGTCTAGTCTATACCTACACACCTTTTGCTGTGGGACAAGAGATCATTGTAAGAGCAACTGTGCCAGTGGCCTATCGTGGCACTTACACAGTTTCAGCAGTGACAGCATCCAGCGTAAGTTGGCTCAGTAACGCACAAGGCACCATGCTTGTAGCAGGTGGTGTCAGTGACACTATGCCTCGGATGGTCATGTATAGCAATACCTTGCCAGCCACAATATATGAAATTGTCTACGAGTCGCCCACTGAACAAAAGATTATTCTAAGTGCTACACAAACAGCCGCACCTTACTCGGCCGGTGACTACATTATCATTTCAGGTATCAACACATTCTACAACGGTGTGTTCCGTGTGGTGTCTAGCACCACTGATGAAATCATCTATGAAGCCGCACCATTGGCCAACTTCCCCAGCACACTACAAGGTGTTGGCACAGTGAGCCCCAAGTATGCTTGGAACTATAATCCACTGTGGAAATCAGTTTATGCCAAATGGATGCGTATCTACAACACACCCAATGTGGGCTCAATCTTGGTAGCAGGTAATCTAACTGCCACCGACCTAGACAATACTGTGTTTGAATATCCAACTACTGTGCAATGGTCACAGGCCTTTGGACTAAACCAAGCACCACTAACATGGGAACCTACAGTGACCAATGTGGCCAACCAATTAGACATGCCCTTGCGTGGTGGTGGCTTAGATGCTTTCCCTTGCAATGGTCAATTGTTTATTTGTTCATACTGGGACACAGTGGTGTTGAGTCCCATCAACTATTCAACAACATCAGCACCTATCCTGGGTGTTAGACAGTTCAACCAAGGTCGTGGTATCCTAAGTTCAAACTGCTGGACCAATGCCGACAAGGTTGTGTATGGTGTTGACGCTAGAGACATCTGGGTGTTTGATGGCAACGACTTCCAGGGTATTGCCAACCAGCGTGTGAAGAACTGGTTCTATAATCAGATTGATCAGAACTATGTTGATCGCATCTTTATGGACACCAACACAGCCAAGAACCAAATTGAAATCTATTATCCAACACAGCCGCCTGTGATTGAAAGTATCGCAATCACAGACACGCAAGGCACATTTACCTGCAATGTATTGACCACAGTAGGCGGACCTTTGCGATTGGGCTTGCAAGTTCAACTGTCAGGCACTGAAACAGGCTCTGGCAGCATCTCAGGTTATAATCCTGCAGGCTCTACCTATTATGTGATTCAGACCAATGGTCGTGACACATTCCAACTTGCTACAACGCCCACAGGCTCGCCTATCACAACTACGCCGGGTTCTGTAACTGGTGTAGAATTCCGATTCATCAGTGATGGTATTCCTAACATGATGTTGAGTTATCGTTATGACCTGGACTGCTGGAATGCACCTAGAGAAGTGCAGAGTGCTACCTTTGCTTGTGAAGCACCTTTCTGGTCAACTCAGCAATGGTATTATGGTGTGAGTGGAACTACACTAACAGGCTCAGGCACAGGCGCTAGATTCAATATACAAAATCAGATTGTCAGATATGGTGGATTCCCTACACCCAATGTGCGTGGCACAGGCTATGCAGTAGGCGATACCATACGCATTCTAGGCACAGCCATAGGCGGCCAAACTCCAGCCAATGATGCTGTCATAACTGTCACAGCAGTAGATGGTCCCGGACGCATCGTGTCATTCACAGCCACTGGAACACCTCTACAGACCTGGTATTATGATCCTGGTCGTAGAACCATCGTTTATGCCCGTGGCCTGTTAGATCGCAACCTGGTGCAAAAAGATGATGGCTACAACTTCCTGGGACCACAAACTGAAGAATATCCCATCCGCAGTCAGTTCCGCAGAGACAACATTAGAATATTACCAGACTATTCAGGCAAACTTCTAGTGCATCGTATCCTACCCGAAGTCAATAACCTAAACAAGTATAACTTGCCAATTGACCCCACACAAGAAGAAAATAGAATAGGCACAGTAGACATTCGAGTTGAAGGTGCTAACTCTGTGGGTCAACCGCCTGTAGAAACCACAGCATTGTCTATCAGCACTGACACTGACTATCCTTGGGTGCAGATGAATCAAAATGCACACCGTGTGAACTCAATTGAAATCAGTCATTCCAGCACAGACAACATTTGGATCTGTGCAGCCACAACTTGGCAATTTACACAAACAGAGGACGACAGATAATGGCAACATTTCCAGTCAACACTGACGATCCAGAAGGCCTAGTAGATGCAGTAAACTACTTGCTGAGTGGTCCAGCAGGCCTAGGACAGAACTTTGCAGGTTTTAGTGCTTACACTCCTGCCTGGCTTACTGGCAACTTTCGTTTGCCCTACAGCGTAAACACTCCAGCAGACCTTTATGTGCCGCCTATCTACCTACAAAAAAGTGAAATGCTAGACGGCTATACTTGGAAATACACATTCATAGATGAACAACCAGCACCACCATTTCAAGTAGGTAACAACATCTTTGTGGGTGGTGTAGAAAACAGTTTCTACGATGGCACCTACATTCCAATTGGTGTTATAGACTGCACCACTACCTATGTTATTGCTAGAACACAAAGCCAATATACAGTAGTGCCACCCAGCCCTGGTGGCTTTGTTGTGCTAGAAGCATTTAGAGATGATTACATTTCCACAGATTGTAACAGTCGTGTAGTAGTCAATTCGGCTACTGATCGAGTATTCATCAGTGCTCAAGTTGATGCTATAATCAGTTATCGGATTATGGAATCAGTGCCTTCAGATACTCTAACAGTAGAAGTAGCCGTAGACCGTTACATTGGTGGTTTGGACACAGATACAGTGACAGGAAACAGTGACTATAGATTCAGTCTTGATAAAACCGTTGCTGCCAAAACTTATACATACACAAGACTAGCCTCAGGCACAGGCACACTACCATTACAAGAAACTGTGTTTGCCACAGTATTGGATCAGCCTGCACCTGGTTACTATTGGTATATTTTGGAAATGAAATTTTCATGGACCAATGGTAACAGTTTGTTATTCAGCGAACGCAGTCAAATTGAATCAGTAAAAACACTATTGCGTTGTATGACCACACAGGTTGTCAAACAGTAATGCACAGCAAAGGAACAGCAATGAACTCACAAGTATGGACAATAGATCAGGTGTTTGCACCTGCGCTACTCACAGCAGTAGCAGATTTAGTAGAATCGGCACCACTGAAATATGGTTGGGCCAGCAACAAGAAGATGGGCTACACGCACTGGAATCATGACTTTGCTCATGCTGGGTCTGACAATGGACTAGACTGCACACAGGCTTTGCCACAGACTCTGCAGGTGGCCTGGGAGTATCTGCAACAAGAATACTTAGGCCCACAAACCCTGTTGCGTTGCTACACAAATGCACACACCTATGGCATTGAAGGCAATCCGCACACAGACAGCAGTCGTGATTGTGACTACACTTTGGTCATTTACATGAATCCAGAGTGGCGCAGAGAATGGGGCGGCGAGACCTTTGTATATGAAGGCAATCAAATTAGACACGCCGAACTACCAGCCTACAATCATGGCCTAGTGTTTCCAGGTGCTGCCTGGCATTGTGCTAGAAGCCTAACTAGAATCTGCCCTGAATTGCGTAGAACACTTATGTTCAAATTTGCCACACCTAATGCTGACCCACAGCGTGATCGCATACAGTTATTTTTGCAAATGCTGGGTGCCAATCGTGTAAAGCATTCTGGACGCAACCTACAACGACACTTGCTCAGCACTTATGATCTGCTGAAATACACACTAAAACAAGACTCTGTAACTGCTGGTGCTGGTGCATTACACAGCATCTTTGGCACCAATGTGTTCAAGACTAAAACACTAGAAAAAAATCAGCGACCCGCAGTGGCAGCAGTCATAGGCGAAGAAGCCACAGAATTAGTAGAACTGTTTAGAGATTGTGAACGCCCCAGCACTTTAGAAAAGGCTTTGGCCACAGGCACTCCAACATTGAAAATGCGTGATGGATCCACAAGGACCGTTACGGAGAGCCAACTAAATAGTTTATGCGCCATTGAAGTGGCCAATCTGCGTGACCAGGACGGTTTAGGTCGTTGGCCGCATCTAAGCCAATTCCACAAAACAAGGACCCGATAATGTCAGTAAAACGACCCGTAAAACCCGCAACAAAAAAGTCAAAATCTAAATCAGATTTTGCCTCAATGCTGGCCACAGCATCAGATGATGAACTCAAAGATCTAGCACAACGCCTAAGATCCATGGGCATTGGTAACGACACCGTGCTGGCCCATATTACACCAGAAGAAGCAGAGTTGCTAAAACGCAATGGCGGTTCTGGCCGTATCAACCCCAACACTGGATTGCCTATGTTTGATGGCGATGGTGGTGGAGACGGCGGAGGCGGCGACGGCGGTGGTGGCGACGGCGGTGGCGGTGATGGTGGTGGTGGCGACGGCGGTGGTGGAGATGGTGGTGGAGATGGTGGTGGCGGTGATGGAGGCGATGGCGGAGGCGATGGCGGAGGCGATGGCGGAGGCGATGGCGGAGGCGATGCTGGAGGTGATGCTGGTGGCGATGGCGGAGGTGATGCTGGTGGTGATGCAGGTGGTGATGCAGGTGGTGATGCAGGTGGTGATGCAGGTGGTGATGCTGGTGGTGATGCTGGTGGTGATGACGGAGCAGACGCAGGCGATGATGGTGCTGATGATGGTGCTGA